AATTCTTTAGCTGCACTACTTGAAGTCACTGTTGCTGGGGTTGGTAAAGCTGGCTCAGGATTAATTTTACCCCTACCACTGTTTATACTACGAGAATTAATCTGATCAGCTGTTGCACCACCTTGCCGACCTCGACCACCGCCGCTAGTATTACCAACAATTGGGGAATTTTGGTATTGTTCAATAGTCGTTTGAGTTGCCATAAATAATTATTCCTAGTTCACTTATTTAACCAAAAAATAATGTGCTAATTTAATAAAATCGGTTGACAAGTAATACTTTTGTGTTAATATTACACAGTAAAGGAAAATAATAATAAGATGACAATAACCATTGCCCCTTCAGGAAGAAAGGTAAAATACCTTAATAACAAAGATTTACTAGCAGAAATACACCGTAGCAAATGTTCATATTCAAGTTTTACCAAACAAGAATACAGTCAACATGATATAATTCTACCAAGTTTGGATAGAGTTAATATTCGAACAATAGCAGAAGCCAAACGTGCCCATGCTAAACGGTTAGGGTTGTTAGCATTTGCAGCCGCAAGAGCCTCGGGTGATAAGAAAATTAAACTATTAGAGTGCACTCCGGACTATAAAACAATAGCAAAAACTGATATTGTTATTCGAATTATGACTTTTGATCATATTCCGTTAGCCCCGGGACGTAAAAAGACAGTAAAAAATAGAGCCGATAGCCATGAAAAAATTAACTTCCCTCCCTTTCAACATTGGAAATTCAATAATGAAGATGAGTTAGTATGTGTTGGAAAAAGCCATTGGAAGGGTGGAATGAAGACTGGAAAGTTCAATAAAGACCACGGACGCATTACAGAAAACTTAGGAAAGATGTATATCAAGCTAAGTGAACGTTACGCTCAACGCTCAAATTGGCGTGGTTATACGTATATTGACGAGATGAAAGGACAGGCTATACTACAGTTAAGTCAAATAGGATTGCAATTTGACGAGTCAAAAAGCGAGAATCCATTTGCTTATTATACCGCAGCCGTAACTAATTCGTTCACTAGAATTCTAAATATTGAGAAGAAAAGTCAAAATATACGTGATGATTTGCTTGAAGAAGCTGGACTAACCCCAAGTCTTACGAGACAAAATAGTCAAGAATACGCAGAAGAGATTGCTAGACAAGCAGAACTGTATAAAAATATGCGGATGCCAAAGAGCGAAGAAGATCCAGAAGAAGCTGAAGAAGTGGAAAACGAAGATCTTTAAGTTGACTTTTGTAGTACAAACACGTTATACTCACTGTAGGAGAATAACAACATTATGAACCTGTTTAAAAAGGTAGCGTGTTTTACGGATATACATTTCGGTTTGAAAAGTAACAGTAGCAGTCACTTAAAAGACTGTGAGGAATTTGTAGATTGGTTTATACAAAACGCAAAAGAAAACAATTGCGAGACTTGTATCTTCTTAGGTGACTGGAGTCATAATAGAAACAGCTTGAACCTGTTTACCTTGGATTCTAGTCTTAGGTGCTTAGAAAAATTAGGTGCCGCCTTTGAACAGTTCTATTGGTTTCCCGGCAATCACGACTTATTTTATAAAGATAAACGTGATATTCATTCTAGTGCGTTTGGTCGGCACGTTCCTGGAGTTACTATTGTAGATAGTGTTATGACTCAGGGTGATGTTACACTTGTCCCGTGGTTAGTCGGGGACGAATGGAAAACTATTGGTAAGATTAAGAGCAAATATATGTTTGGTCATTTTGAATTACCACTGTTTTATATGAACGCTATGGTACAAATGCCAGACCATGGAGAATTAAGTCCTGGACATTTCACGCATCAGGATTATGTTTTCAGCGGACATTTTCATAAACGACAAAATAAAGAACGTATTTGGTACATTGGTAATGCTTTTCCTCATAATTTTGCTGATGCAGGTGATGATGATCGAGGCATGATGATATTAGAATGGGGCGGAGAGCCTGAATTTATTAACTGGGACAATTGTCCTAAGTATCGTACAATTAAACTAAGTGAACTAATAGATAAAAAAGATTCTATTATGAAAAGCAAGATGCATTTCAAAGTTAACTTAGATATTGATATTAGTTTTGAAGAAGCAAACTATATTAAAGAAGAATTTACTAAAAATTATGATATTAGAGAAATTAGTTTAATACAAGATAAAACTAATTTAGATGGCGTGGTTGATGATAACCCAGAAGGATTATTTGAAAGTGTTGATCAAATTGTTACTGACAGTTTAGTTAACATTGAAAGCGAACAGTTTGATAAAAACACATTACTACAAATTTATAACGATCTATAATGTTTCAACTTAATAATTTAACTGTTAAAAATTTTATGAGCGTGGGACAACAAACCCAAGCAGTGAACTTTGAAGAAAATCAACTTACACTAGTATTAGGTGCTAACTTGGATCTTGGTGGAGATGACACTGGGTCACGTAACGGTACAGGTAAGACAACTATTATTAATGCATTAAGTTACGCATTATATGGTCAAGCACTTACTAATATTAGAAAAGAAAACTTAATTAACAAAACTAATACTAAAGGAATGTTAGTTACGGTTGAATTTGAAAAGAACGGTAACAAATATCGCATTGAACGTGGACGTAAACCTAATATACTTAGATTATATGTAAATGACAATCAGTTAAAAACTGAAGATGAAGATGACAGTCAAGGCGACAGTAGAGAAACACAAAAAGCTATTGAACAAATGCTTGAAATGTCACACACTATGTTTAAACATCTAGTGGCATTAAACACTTACACAGAACCGTTCTTAAGTATGCGTGCCAATGAACAAAGAGAAATCATTGAACAATTACTTGGTATTACGTTATTAAGTGAAAAAGCCGAAGCGTTAAAAGCAAATGTCAAAGAAACTAAAGATAGTATACAATTAGAAACTGCTAACATTGAAGCAATTAAAAAAGCCAATGAAAACGTACAAAAAAGTATTGACAGTTTAATTGTACGCAGTAATGCTTGGGAAACTAAAAAAGAAAGTGATTTAACCAAACTAGTTAATCAAATACACACCTTATTAACTGTAGACATAGACGTAGAATTACAAGCTCATGTTGATTTAAAAACATGGGAAGACAATAACACTAAGATTACAAGTTTACAAAAACAAAAATCAACTTTAGAATCAGCTGCTATACAAGGTGAAAAAACACTTAACAAATATCTAAATGAATTAAACACATTAAGTAGTAAACAATGCCCTGCATGTGAACAAGATTTACATGATCATAAGCATGAAGAAATGACTAAGTCTGTAAACAATCATATAACAGAAGCAACTACATACTTAGAAAAAATTAAAAGCGATCATGATAAAATAATATCAGAGCTAAAAGTTATAGGCGAGCAACCTCTACGTCCCAACCCGTTTTATGAAACTGAAGCAGAAGCATTGGGCCATAAAAATAACTTAGAAGCATTAGAACTTAAACTAACAGAACGTGCAGATGAAAATAATCCGTATGCAGAACAAGTTGAAGAACTTAAAAAGACTGCTATACAAGAAATAACTTGGGATACAGTTAATGATTTAGTTAAATTACGAGATCATCAAGAGTTCTTGTTAAAGTTATTAACAAACAAAGACAGTTTTATACGTAAAAAGATCATTGATCAAAATTTAAGTTATCTTAACAAAAGGTTAACTTACTATATTGATAAGTTAGGACTACCACATCAAGTTAAATTCCTAAATGACTTGACTGTTGAGATCACACAGTTGGGTCAAGATTTAGATTTTGATAATTTAAGTAGGGGAGAACGTAATAGATTAATATTAAGTATGAGCTTTGCGTTCCGAGATGTATGGGAAGGGTTATATCAACATATTAATTTATTGTTTATAGATGAATTAGTTGATGCAGGCATGGATGCCGCAGGAGTAGAGAGTGCTTTAGCTGTTTTGAAGAAAATGGTTAGGGAAAGAAACAAAAACATTTACCTAATAAGTCATAAAGATGAGTTAGTAGGGCGTGTTAACAATGTATTAAGGGTGGTAAAAGAAGGTGGATTCACAAGCTACAGCAACACAGCAGACTACGTTAATTGATGCATTTGGCGATTACAGACAGGCATATTCAGAATTTATACCTATGATAATTGATCTGCATAATTATAATAACATATTCCTCGAATTTAAAAGTGTTAGATCCCGTCCTGGATTACCACTTAGGAAACATTTACGGAATATGAGGGAACATCTAAAACGAATGATAGAATTGAGTCAAGAGGCTCAAAGAAATCATTTAACTTGGAATCCTCCAAAACTTGGAACTCCATTAAAAGCTGTTACAAAAACTAAAAGACGTAGAAAATTAAATGCAATGGGTTTATCAAAACCAGATAGTAACAGAACTCCCAGATGATTGCGTAGGGTTTGTATACCTTATTACCAATTTAACAAACAATAGAAAATACATAGGCAAGAAATTAGCAAAATTTAGTAAAACAACGTATAAAGTAGTAAAATTAAAGAATGGTAAAAAGAAACGTCAAAAAATTAGAAGCAAAATAGACAGTGACTGGCAAGAATATTATGGCAGTAGTAAAGAATTAACCGCAGATATAGAACAAATAGGCAAAGAACATTTTAAAAGAGAGATATTATTTTATTGTTCAAGTAAGGCAGAATGTAGTTACGTCGAAGCTAGGGAGCAGTTTTCCCAGAAAGTACTTGAATCCAAAGACTATTATAATGGACAAATCTCGGTCCGCGTACATGGCTCACACATTTTAAAGAAATAATCAGATTTGGCTCGCACCGGCCTAGCTCGGGTGCCTAGTGACAACTCGATAAAAAGAGGGACGGAAGTCTTGCCGCTGAAGCAAGCACTCATTTACTATCCTTAACAGGACGCAGATCGTAAAGACTTACGGTTTAGATGTTTGAAGATAAAGAATAAGCAAAATGAGGGTTAATAACCCAAGCTAATATGTATGGTAGTATATATTATATTAGCCGCCGCTGGATGAAGACGCAACTCGAGGTACAGGCCAACCGCCTCTGTAATGTTGTAATACTATGTGACTGTTCGAACTCGAATGATGTTATCTATTTCGCCCCGCTAGGGCGAAGTGTGACCAAGGAATCTGAATGATACTATTAGCTTCGCTGTAAAGAAAAAAGAAACTATCATGCTTTAAGCGAAGCGCAAAAGCAAATGAGCTTTAGCTCATTTCTCTTATTAGAAGAAAGGTAATCCACTTTCTTTAGTTGTTTCTAAGTTCTTCTCGATTATGTTGCTTATAATCTCTTTTTCCTCAGGAGTTAGCATATGGCATTCGTTATAGCCGATACTTCCTCTCATAAACCAACAAATTCTCAGTAATTCATCTTTTATGGCTTTTGTATTACTTTCGTATTCCTTAAGAAGACGTTCGATCTCAGGGGTATCTAAATACAAAAGCCTCATGCGAAAAAAGTTGATGCATCAAACACTAAAGGAATTTCAACAGTATCTCCATTAATGCCTTTTTCTTTCATATCATCAGTTACAGCAACTACCATAGGTTTAACAGAATTCATTTTTTTCAATTCCTCTAAACGGTCTTGTATTTTGTTAAACACTTCTTTATCAGTATTGTTGATAAATTCTTTAATATGTGCTGGGTTATCAGTACTACCTTGCAGTGATTCAATATGATCGATACTGTTAACAATAATACCTACAGTGGATTCGGTTAATTTTACAAAACTTTCTTTAAATAATTTAAGTTTATCGGTCTCATTCATTGATTCATCATTAGACAGTTCAATTATTTTTTGAGTTTCATAAGATTGCATGCTGG